GTGTTACATTCCCAGATTACACAGCTCAACGCCCTGTATACCTTGGCGGAGGAAGCCAAACGGTAGGCATTACACCGGTACCACAAACGACGTATAACTCAGGAACGACGACAGCAGACAATCAAAAAGGCGCATTAGCCGGCTACGGATATAGCGTAGGTGAACAAGGCTTCACCAAGAGCTTCGTCGAACACGGCGTGATTATCGCGTTAATCAATGCCAGAGGTGATATCACTTATTCCCAGGGCGTAGACCGATACTGGTCAAAATCAACGAGATACGACTTCTATTATCCCGTGCTCAGCGGAATCGGCGAACAAGGAATCGAAAATAAAGAAATCTGGATAGAAGGCGACGCGACGGACGAAGACATATTTGGATATACCGGCCGCTATAACGAATACCGGTTCCAAAACAGTAAAGTAACCGGCAAACTTCGACCGGACGCAGGAGGAAGCCTATCGTCATGGACCGTGAGCGAAGACTTCACTAGTCAACCAACACTGGGAGACAGCTTCATCCAAAGCAACACTGGTACGCCACTTGACAACGCCATCGCGGTACCATCAGAACCACATTTCATCGCAGACATTTGGCACGACATCAAAGCAGCTCGACCATTGCCGTTGTACGGTGTACCAGGCGGAATAGATCACTTCTAGGAGACACAAATGGCAATATTCGGACCAGCAATCGCACCCGTCGCAAAGGCGGGTAGCGGATTATTAGGCAGCGTATTAGGTGGTCTAGGCTCCGTAGTCGGTGGACTATTCGGAGCAAAAGGTCAAAGAGACGCTAACCAGGCAAACGCAAGAGAAGCCGCAAAAAACAGGGCCTTTCAGGAAAGGATGAGTAACACCGCCTATCAGAGGGCGGCCCAAGACCTGGAAAGAGCAGGTCTCAACAGAATTCTTGCAATAGGCCAACCTAGTAGTACACCAGGCGGTGCCCAGGCAAGATTCGAAAACGATCAAAAACAACTAGGAGAAGCAACCAGCGGCGCGGCGTTAATGGCCGCAAATATACGGCGTATCAACGCCGAGACAGCGTTCACCAGGGCGAAAGAAAGAGCACTAACACCAGCGTCAGAGCTCGGAGGCGCAGCCGGAGGAGCGCTTAATCGCCTATTCAATATGGATGGCGATATAGACGAACAGTTTAAAAACTTGTTCAACAAAGTAACAGCACCGGCAAGAGAGGCCGGCAAAAACATCAACAAAAACGTAAGCCTAGGCGCAAGAGGACTAGCGGACCGACTAGGAGACGCAGCAGCAAGCGTAAGCGTCAAGGAACAAACAGCAAGAAGGGAATTATTAAAAATAGCAAAAGGCATGGATCACCCATCAGGATTAACCGAAGATCAACTATTACGATGGGCCATGAGAAATCAGGACAAAGTACAACGATATATCGAGCGAAATAACCTAGGGAAACCAAAACAATGAGCTTCATGACAAACGAAGAAGGCGTGAGACTCACGCAAATACCGAAAGACTACTCAGACGGTCGAACCAAACAATCCTTTAAGGATCAGACCGATGTCAACAAAATAATCGCAAGGCATGCCCGCAGCGGAACCCTCTCCCATCTGGAACAGTGGGGAGGCCAATACGGCGACCTTAGCGGATTTGATTTCCAATCCGCCCAAAATCAGATCGCCAAAGCTCAAAGCATGTTCGAACAGCTCCCGGCCGAAGTCCGGCGAGAGTTCTCGAACAGCCCCGAACGATTCTTCGAATTCGTTAACGATCCAGAAAATCGCGATTCCCTGGCAGAAAAACTGCCAGAGCTCGCAAAACCCGGCACTCAGTTGCCAAACGTCCGTCCAACGGGCTCAAATCCACCAGAAGAGCCCGAACCCGCTCCGGTAGACCCGGAGCCTACGCCGTGAGAAAAGCCCTCGCTGGAGGGCACCACGGACCCCGTGCAGTATCCTTTACTTGATGTATACTGCACAGGTGACACCCCCAGTACTAAAACGGGGGTTAGTCACCGGTCCCCGTTCATAGGGGACAACAACAAATAGATCAAGAGGTAAAACAATGACGCACAATGGAATAGAGACACAGCTCGAACGATGGGCAATAAACCACGCGATCGAAAATTCACCGTATTTCAAACGGCAAGACGAAATACTTAAACGGAGGAAAGAGCAAATGCGCAAACGCAGAAAACTAGGTAAACGGCGAAGCCAAAACATGTTCGCCAAAGGCGTCATGAAAGAGCACCCGAAAAACCGCTATATGTCACGCGGCGGCATCAGGCTATGATCGATGCCATGCTACAGCCCGCTTAAAGGTTTTGAGCACCCGGACCACGGCATCGTCTTCAGGCGAATGTCCGACGCCGGGAAAGCGATCGACGTAGCATGCGGACAATGCATGGGATGTCGGATCGACAAATCAAAAGAATGGGCAGCGCGCTGTGTACACGAAGCGGAGATGCACGAAGAAAATACCTTCGTAACGCTGACCTACGACCCAAAACACCTGCCGCACGACGGCAGCTTGAACAAAGAACACTTCCAAAAATTTATGAAGCGACTCAGGAGGCGCTACAAAGATAAAATCATCCGTTACTTCCACTGCGGAGAATACGGAGAAAAACTCAGCAGACCGCACTACCACGCCTGCTTATTCGGCATCGAGTTCGATGACCGAGAACCATACAAAGATCAGGAAGGAATCATTACCTACACCAGCGACACGCTAGCAGAGATATGGGGCAAAGGCTTTTGCACCCTCGGCGAACTCACTTACGAGACAGCGGCGTACACTGCCAGGTACATCATGAAAAAGATCACTGGCATCAGAGCCGAAGAACACTACGGAAGAGTTAACACCGAGACAGGCGAGCTGTATAAGCTCCAACCAGAATACGTAACAATGTCGCTCAAACCCGGAATAGGAAAAACGTTCTATGAAAAATACAAAACGGACTTCTATCCCTCAGACGAATGTCCGGTACCCGGACGAGGCGTCTATCAAAGCGTACCTAAATACTATGACGCGCTACTTAAAAAACAAGAC